GCCCCGCCCATCTCCGGCAGCACGTCGCCCACCGCGTAGGCGACGCGGTCGTGCCAGATGGGCGAGATGGCGCGCAGGCGGCGCATGGTCAGGCGACCGCGTTCTGGAAGAAGAAGCCGAGGTCGGGGGCTGAGATCACCTCGGCGACGCTCTCGCCGACACGGATGCGCTCGCCGCCGCGGATGCCGATGTTCGGGTCGGGGATGGCGCCGGCGACGCGTTCGCCGAACTGCGCGGTGAAGCCGAAGGTGGTGCGGTTGCCGCGCGTGTCGGCCATGCCGTCGCGGTGGATCAGCGCCGCGTGCTTGCCCCACACGCGCGTCAGCGTCGGCGTCTGGCCGCGCTTGGCGGTGTTGACGAACCCCTGGCCGACCAGCACCTCGTCGATCTCGAAGAGCTGCGCCACCTGCTCGCGCGTCACCACGCCCGCCGTCTGCGCGGTGCCGTACACCGCCTGCACCAGCCGCGGGTGGCCGCGCAGCTGCGTCCAGGTCGCCTGGCCGAGCACCATCACGTTCGGCCGCATCACCGGCCCGTCGAGCGCCGCGAGGATCGCGGTCACCGGGTTCGAGTTCGTGTAGTCGCTCCACTGCGTGGTGCCCGACAGCGTCGTCCGGTTGTTCGGGCTGTTCGGGTAGGTGTTGAGGGAGAACACGAGGTTCGCCGTGCGCACCTCGCGGTCGAGCGCGATCAGGTCGGCGAGCCCTTCGACCGCGCGGCCGCGCGGGTCCATGTTCGCCGGGGCGTTGGCGAGGTCGGCCATCGGGATCGGGTCGTCGAGCCCGTAGTCCCAGCAGATGCCGGCGGTCTCGGTGGCGGAGAACTCGATCTCGTTCGGCTTCGAGCGCCGGCCCACCTTGGTGTCGGGCAGGGTGAAGCCGTCGGCCAGGGTGTGGACGAAGTACTTGAACTCCTGCGTCGCCACCGGCACGCGCGGCAGCACCTGGTCGGCGATCGTCGTGGGGTTGCGGTAGCGCACCGCGATCGCGGTGAGCGCGGTCTCGATCGGGAAAGGCGCGTTCGCCATGGGTCAGGTGCCTCCGTTCAGCCCTGCAGCCGGTGCTGCGCGAGCAGCACGGGGATGATGTCGCCCGACGCCGCCTCGGCGAGCGCGATGCCGACGACGTTGTTGTTGACGCCCGCCGCAGGCGCGGCCGCGACCGCAGCGCCGCCGGTGGTGGCGGTCACCCAGGCGCCGCGGGAGATCGTGCCGCCGGCGACCACGTCGGCCACGCCCGCGAGCGCGACGTCGCAGCGCTGGCCGTCAGCGGCGGTGCCGGGCTGGACGGAGACGCCGACGATGACGTCGGTCACGGCGGTCGCCTCGACGACCTGGCCGTCGGCGGCGCCGATGCGCACCAGCCGGCCGTAGCGGACGCCGCCCGAGCCGGCCAGGAAGTTCCTCATGAGGGTCGGGGTGCTGCTCACGCGCGGGTCTCCTGTTCGACGAGGCGCACGGCCTCGCGGAAGGTGATGGTCTGGCCGGCAGCGGCGCGGCTCTTGATCAGCGCATCCGCCGCGGCGGTGATGGAGGCGACGCTGCCGTCCGCCGCGACGGGGCCGTCGCCGGCGGCGTGCTCGCCGAAGGCGACGCGCGCGGGCAGCTTCGCGAGCAGCGCGCGCAGGGCGGCGTGCGGCGTCAGCTTGCCGGCCTCGCCGAACTCGACCGTCGTTGCCGCGTCGAGCTGGGAGAGCAGCGACGCCGCGAGCGGCCGCGCCTCGACCGGCAGCCGCGCCGCGGCCACCAGGCCGTCGAGGAAGCGGGCGTCGTCGGCCGCGCGGGCCTCGCGCTCGCGCCGGTCGATCTCCGCCTGCAGGCGGGCGAGCTCCGCCTCGCGGGCGGCGAGCGTGCGCTCGCGCTCGGCGAACTCGGCCGAGCGGTCTTCTGTGGCCATCGCTGGCTCCTCCGTGTCGGTCTCGGTGAAGGCGGTACTGCTGGCCGGTGCGGGCTCGCGCATCGGCTCCGCCGCCGGCGCCTCGGCGATCATCGCGATCGTGTCGGCCGGCAGCGCCTTGTCGGCGGCGTCCTGGCCGAACTGGCCGATCAGGAACTCGCGCAGCCGCCGGAACAGCCCGGCCGCGAGCGACATCGTCCAGCTCTCGGCGAACACGAAGACGCCGTCGGCCGTGCCGGCGAAGTTGGCGGAGCGCAGCCCCTTCACCGCCGGCGGCTGCGCGCCGAGGAACCCGACATGGCGGAGATACCAGCCGCCGGCGGCCGGGTTGTTCGGCGCCTCGGGCCCGTAGAGCGCGATCGAGACCTTCTTGAACCGCCCGGCGCGGACGAGCTCGGCGAACTGCGGCTCGACCTGGGCGAGCCTGCCCACCAGCACGTCGCCCTCGAGCTCGAGCCGGTCGACCCAGCCATAGGCGGGCGCGTCGTCGCCCGGGTGGCCGATCACCACCGGCGCCTCGTGCAGGGCGGGGTCGTAGCGGCGGGCGATCGCGGCGAGATCCTCGCGCGTGATCGTCACCCGCCGGCCGTTCGCGTCGGTGTGGGTGCCGGCGCGGAACAGCTCCACCGGGCCAGCAAGCCCGGCCTCCGCCGCGTCGGTGTTGCGCGCTGTCGTCATGCGGTGCACCCTAGGTGCCGCATCGAGCCCCGCTCAGGCTGAAGCGTTTCAGCCTGCCCCCCTCCACCACCGGCGCCCGATCATCGGGCCCTTCAGGGAGAGAGGGGCCCGATGCCGACCGCCACATCCGCACGCACGACGACGATCGACCTTGCCTTCGCCGAGCCCTTCGCCTCGGCCGAGGAGGCCTGGTACTGGACGATCTCCGCGCTCGATGCCCGCGCAGAGGGCGCGCTGATCTTCCAGGGCGGCGGCGCCGTGGTGCGGCCCTGCGAGCCGGGCGACGTGGTCAAGCGGGTGGACGCGCTGTTCCGCCGCGGGCGGCTTTCGCGCGAGCATGTCGAGGTGCTCGCCCGCTGGGGCCGGCGGTCGCATGCGCCGGACGTCCGGGCGCGCTCTGAGGAGCGCGACGCGATGCTGTGGGCCGAGGCGCTTGACCTGCTCGAGGCCGAGCTCGCCCGCGCGGGGATCGTCAGCCGCGCGCCGTGCGCCTGAGGTGATCCGAGATCAGCTCGAGGATGACGCTCGTGTCGTCCGAGGACAGGCCGAGGAAGGGGCGGGCCGGGATCGTCCCCCACGGGATCGGCGCACCGCGCCGCGTCCTGCCGAAGGCGCCCTGCGCGGCTCCGAACTGCTGCACGGCGGCGTAGACCATCGGCGAGCCGACCTCGACCGCAAGCGCGCTCGCCCGGTAGGCGATCTGGGTCGAGAGCGCCAGGCTCTCGCCGATCAGGGGGCGCTTCGAACCAGCAAGCTGCTGCCCCTTCTTCGTCAGCCCCCGCCCGTCCTTCCGCCGCGCGCCGCTGTAGCGCCTCAGGAAGTGCTCGACGGTGACGGGGCTGTTCTGCGCCCACGCCGTGCCGTCCGGCGCGCGCCCGGCCTGGAAGCGCCGGCGGGTGCTGTCGACCAGCGCCTCCCCGATCTCCCGCATCACCGGCGAGAGGTCGCCGGTCGCGTCCAGCAGGCGGCGAAGCGCGGCGCGGACAGCATCCGCCTCCAGGCCAGGCTTGATCGTGATCATCGCCTCACCCTATCGTCCGCTGGGCACGTGGCACACACCGCCCGGCTCATAACCGGGAGCGCTCAGGGCGTAGGGGTCGGGTCACGCTGCCGCCTCCTCCGGATGTAGAACGTGACCAGCGTCAGCATCCTCCTGCGGCGACGCGCCTCGAACACCGCGACGTACTCCTCGTTGCCGAAACGCTTGGCGAGCGTGATGAGCGGCAAGCTGCTCCGATACGCCTCGCCGCCAGGACGCCTGGTATCTGCGTCCGAGATCAGCATGGGAAGTCGCTGGTAGTCCTCCGCCTCGACCGCGCGCTGACCGCGCGCTCGTTCGGTCGCGGCATCGCCATGCTCGCTGGCTACGTGCTGGACCGCAGATGTGTCCACCGTCCAGTCCCAAGCTTCGGAGAGGATCGCCTCGATGCCGACCTGCGCGGCCGCCGTCGCTGCCTGCGATTTGGTCAGCAGCCCGAGCGTGAAGTAGCCTGATTGCCGCTCGGCGATCGGCACGCCACGCCGCTCGCCGAGCGCGGCCTCGGCGAACCGGCGCAGCGCCTCGCCCGTCTCCGGCTGGCGGCGGATCGCCTCGCCGAGAGCATCCCGCTGCGCCTCGGGCACTGCCTCCTGGAACGCCTTCGCGATCTCGTAGGGCCAGGCGATCGTCTTCTTCGCCGCCGCTGCCGCCGTGCGCGCCGAGACCGTCGCGCCTGGCGCATAGTCCCAGCCCTCGTCGATGCCAGGCAGCGTGCCGTCCGGTCGCCGCGCATCCCACCCGGCGGGCGGCTGCCGCGCCGGGTCGCCGCCCAGCCGCCGCGCCGCATCGGCAGAGCCCGCGCCCACCACGTAGCAGCTGCAGCCCCACGCGGATGGCGGGTAGTGGGTGCGCCAGAACGGGTGCTCCTTCGGCAGCGCCAGGCCGTTCCAGGCCAGGTGCTCGGGCCGCGGCTCGCGTGAGCCGCCGTGGCGGTAGATCCAGATCGGGAAGGCCTGAAGCTGCGCGTGGCGGCCCGCGGCATAGGATGTCATCAGGTTGGTCCGGTAGATGGTCCGGGTCCGCCAGGCGCGGCCGCCGCGCGACCGCTCCCCTGTCCAGCCGGTCCACCCGTTTCGGGCAACGATCTCGTCGAAGCGCGCGCGGAAGGTGTCCAGGCTCTCCCCGTCCGTGATGGCGCGGTCGACGGCGGCCGCGAGGTCGGCGAGCAGGTCGGCGGTCTGCGCGCCCGCCACCATGAACCCCGAGTCATGCGCCTCGCGCATCACGTCGCGCCAGGTCCCTGTCGGGATCAGGGTGCCGAGCTTGCCCCGGAAGAACGCAACCTGCTCGGCGAACGGGCGGCGCAGGACGCCAGAGATCTCCGGGTCGGTCGCCGCCGCCATGCTCAGCGCCCGCTGGCGTCGAACCGGCCGGCCAGCTCGGCAGCGGTCAAGCCCATCGCCAGCACCTCCCCGAGGCGGTCGCGCGGCAGGGCG